TTATCTTTTCTTATTTCTTCTGCTGACCTGATGAAGCTATTAAACTCTAACTGAACATCTACTGGTGGTTTAAAGCTAGTTGCTAATTTCTCAGCCTCCTCTATATCTCCCTGCTCTCGGAGTGATTGTAAAGTCGCTGTATGTATTTCTAATCGTCTTTCTCTGAAATGTTTTTTGGTCTCTGTTAATAATGATTCTAAATTGAAATCTTCATTTACATATTCCTTACTAAGACCTGGTAGTATATCTTGTTCAATTTCCTCGGCTACATCTTTGGGAATTTTGCCAGTTTTAATCTTTGTATAATAAATCAATTCTATATCTTTTCCGGGAGCCTTTTTGTATTGATCAAAATACTCCCAGCACCATCCTGCCAGCCTTTTAGCCGATACTGACTCAATTAGTTGGATATCCCAATGGTTACGAATCTTTTCTAAGTATTCAGTTGATGTGATTAAACCGATTACAATTTTTCTTTCAATCATATCTATTCAATGTAAGTATCACCAGCTTTATTTCTATATTCACCATCCTCACATAATCTGTATTTCATACCATCATCAATTATGTAAGGCTTTTTGTAACTTAGGTTAGGTTTTGTATTTACAAAACCATTTTCTGACCTCTCCCAAGTACGAACAGCGGCTTGCCAATCAACCATTTTGACTTTACCAACTTTCCAATTTTTCATTGTATAAAAGTCTATAAATCGCTTTGGATCAACTGCATTTTTCCTTGATTTACAATAGGACTCAACCCATTCTAAATTTGGAGGAATCTTTTTTCTATCAATAGCCTCGACTGTAAGGAGAGGGGGATATAATATATATTTATTTTTAATGACCTCACCACTACCGAGGTCTTGACCTCCGTTGTCGAAAACGTAGTTGTTAGGGCTGGGATTGTACATTCTATACAATAATCTTTGTAAATCTAATTTATAAAATTCCTTTGAAGGCATACCATATTTGAATATTTGTATTATTCCATCAGAAATTAGTATTTTTTTACAAGCTCTTAATTTATGTGTTGTAAGACCTATTTGATCCGCTTGTTGTTCAAATGTTAGAAAGAATGATCCATTTGGTCTTAACATATTTCTGTCTTTGAAATATTTGTATTTTTCAATCAAATTTGAAAGAAATACAGCTGATTCAAGTCCATATATACTGATAAATTCTCTGTTTAATAACAGATATGATCTTGAAAAAATAGGATTTGATAAAGGATCCTCAACTTTTCTTACTCTTCTTATCATGGTTAGATTAAATTAAAAAAGTTCAAGGTTTCCCTGAGGCGGCAGGTACTCCCTTGAACTTCAAGAATTCAAAAAAATAGATATGGAAAGTCTGTTCTTTAAATCATAAATGACCGCCTTCATATTTATGGTGTATATATTTGGTTAATATTGAAATACAAATAAGAAATCAAAGATAATAAATAAAAATATCATTTCCAAATACATATCAAAAAAAATGATAATTGATTGAGTATCAGTTGATTGGATGATACCATTTATTATTATATTACAAGACTTCTCTTTTAGAGATTATACGGTACTCCATTCATCCCTATACAGGGAGGGGCATCATAAGATATGTTCCTTCCATACATGTGCATCAGTCTTTTATAACCGCTGTCCCAATAGCGATAGCAGTTACAATGCTGACACTTATGCTTACGAAAGCCATCTTGTTTGATCCATTTATGTCTTATCAGCTTTCCCATTATATTGAAAATAGTCTGTCTCTGACAGTGTTAAAATAGTTTATTGTACAATCTTTCATATATCCTTTTGGTCCACCGCACCATATACGACACATCTTCTCAAAATTCATTTCAGGATTGTATCTCTGTTGGTAGATCCAAAACATCTCAATTGCTTTTTCAGGTATAAGTCTATCTTCATAACTATACTTGATTGCTCCCAGGATAGCATTTACATCATCAACTAAGATTGGCCATTCCTGTAGGATCCCAGCTGCAGGTTCATCTGGATTATATGCTCGGGATCCATAAATACTTGATTCTGTCCATATAATAGCTTTCAACCATTGAGTTGGATTTCCTCGGTCCATGATTGGTGCCGGTCTGTAGAGTAATAACTCATACGGATCAGGTGCTATGGCCGCTCGAAAGCTGATTAATAGACATAGAGTGATTACTGATCTTTTCATTTCGGTTCTTTTTAGTTATTGAATAGTGTTAGTATTTCTTTATCAAACACTCCTATACCATCATACTTTTCCCACTCCTTCTGAATATCATGCACTTTCAATAGGATTTCTTTTTTCTTTCGAAACAAAACTTTCTTTCTTCTATTAAGTTTCTTTATCTCCTTTTGAATTGCAATCCACTCTGCATAGGTTTCATCAATCCTTTTACTGATTGCTTCCTTCCCAGCTCTTTCCTCTTCAGAGAGGGGCATTTTAATTACTGTAATTTTATTCATATATTAGCATATTAGTATAAAATGTTTACGATCTGAGTAATCTCCACATACAACAGGTCGGAGATTCTCTTGTTCATGATCATCTCTTGCCACTATACCCCATCCATTGGTGGTACCTGATGGATTCTCTCGGTTTGCAACCTCAAGTATCTCTTTATCAGTAGCATCTGCCTTAGCACATACTTGCATATACAACAATCCAATCATTGATTTTGTAATAATAACTCTTTTCATTTCATTGCAAATATTAATTAATTATTTCAAGTTGCAGGTTTGTAAAAGGCATGCCTCCATGCGGTTCACACCCGAAGTGATCTCCGAAGTATTCAAGAGCTCCTACGTTCTTTTGATAGTACTCAACAATATCTTTGGGAGGATGTTCCCAACTCCAAAGTTTGTTTACATCTCCAAAATACAATGATTCGTATCGTTCATCAATACATTTGAAGACTGGTCTGTTCCAGTCATCAACACCTTTAAATTTTAATTGGATTATCATTTCATTATTTGTTTAACAATATAATCAGCATCTTCTTGTTTCAGACTTCCGGGATCTGTTCCCTGCATAGCTTCCAGTAGTCCTCCCTTCCATATTACTTGGAAGGCATCAACTCCACGGAATCGTAGATCAGCAACTAATTTCTTTGCTTGAATATCCGCCTGCGGATCTGTATCAAAGAATACCGCAACCCTCTTAAAGTTTTTTGCAATCTTGCGTAACTGTTCATTAGTATATTTAATACCAAAACAAGCAAAACTGCTGGTACCCATACGCCAACAATCACTAGGACCCTCGCAACAGATACCAGTAGATTTCCAATATTCTTGTTTGCCATATAATATGTATTTATGATTAATTAATTCTCTATTGTGAGGACAAGTCAGATATCTCAAATCATTCTTTCCAGTTATATCACGTGATGTGAAGGATACCGCCTGTCCATTCCAAATGATTGGGATCAGGATCCTGAACTTAAAATTGAGATTATCCAGTATACTTATTGGACCAGTACCCATTAAGTTCCATTCTCGCTCCAACTTCTCAGGATCAAACTTTCGCTTATCTAAATAGATACGATGCATAGTTCCCATTAATGCTACTCCTGAAGGAAGTCTATGTTCTTTCTTACTAGTGACTGGTTGCTCATTTGGTACTTTATATGAGATTACTAATCCATATTGAGCTACTAGTGATCTCGCGTGAGGTTCTACAATACCTAATATCTTCGCTATTGATTTGTCTATTGGATGCCAACCACATCTCCAACAGTAGAAGTAATTCCCTGACAAGTCATATCCTAAATGATAACCGGGATTCCCAGTACAGAAAGGACATTGAGTGTTGACCCAGCCAGGGCGGGAGTGCTTATGACCTTCAGTCACAAAATCAACACTAAAATCTTGATATAATCTTACTATATCCATTTCTAACGTTTTATATATGATTTGATTAATTCTGCTAATAGTGATGAGTCCTCAACTTCTATCCCATCGTGGACTGCAGTAAGGACCTTACGTTTATGATCAATTATCTTGGCCATCCTCTCTTCAATTGTTCCTTTGGCAAGTAGATAATAAACTGTTACATTATCCTTTTGACCTATCCTATGACATCTATCTGCAGCCTGATCTAAATCTCCTGGCGTCCAAGGTAATTCAAGGAATGCCACATTAGATGAAGCTGTCAATGTAATTCCTACACCAGCTGCCTTTATATTACCTACAAACAAATGAACATCAGGATCTGTTTGAAATCTATTCTTTACTTCATCTTTCTGCTTTGCTGTCATGGATCCATCATACTTAACTGCAGATGCTCCAAAGGCTTCAACCAAAGCATTTGTAATAGAAGTATGCCAAGCAAAGACCACCAGTTTATCCTCTATTTCAAGGAAGTTTCTTATCCAACTGATTGCACTTTCCAGTTTTCCTTGGACCGCTACTTGTCTTAATGTCTCAACCTGAGTGAATTGCTCTGCTAAACTTGCTCTCTCTGCAGCTTCTGCTCCATACATAGCTTCGATAAATGATAAGAAGTTATTTTCAGCTACATTATAAATATCTTGATTATCTAATTCTATTGGCACAAAAGAAAAAGTCTTCTCTGGTAGTTCAGTTAACACATCTTTCTTTAATCTCCTTAACATTATGGATCCAACCAACTTGTCGTGAAGCTCTTTGATATTTGTAGCTCCACTGAAATTCCAACCAAATCCTGTATGTATTGGAGCACAATATCTTTGAGCAAATTTCCAATAGTTCTCAAATAAATCTGGTGATATCATATTAAAGATATTAAACCCCTCAATAGGACGGTTTACTATAGGTGTTCCACTTAGTCCAATGATCTTTGGGATCCCTTTCCCCAGAGATCGGAGAGCCTTTGTTCTATGAGCCTTCCTATTCTTTATATAATGACACTCATCTACAATAAGTACCTGTGGATTAATACACTTTAATTGTCCTATCCAGTATTGTAATATATCATAGTTAATAATTATTATTGATCCTCTTGGTACCTTTGGTGTTGCTCCATTCAATATTTCTATATTTGGATTAGACATCCACATAAATGCTTCTTGTTGCCAATTCAACTTTAAAGATGCTGGACATACAACAATAGCTGGTCTTAATTCTGGGTGCATTTGTAACCAAGCTAATGCTTGAATTGTTTTCCCTAATCCCATTTCATCTGCAATCAAAACCCTTCCATTATTATTTTCAATAAAAGCAACTCCTTGTTTTTGAAATGGATATAGTTGACCCAGAAATCCTGGAATGTTTCCAGCAATCATATCCCCTCTACGTTGGGATACTCTTTCAAGAAAATCACTGAGTCTCTTGTCTAAAGTAAATCCCCATGTAACTAATTGACGGATTGTGCTTTCATAAATAGGAGCAGACCATACTTGTAAATCTTTATGATATCTTCTCCCAGGTAATGTACGTACTTTCTCAAGCATTTCATAATTAAAAGGAAAAACTATTTTTATAACTCTCTCCTTCTTTTCATTCAACGCCATTGAAGCAATCATGGCTTGATGTGACATATTATTATTTATTAATTAGAACCCTGTGAGGGAGTCGAACCCTCACATGTTCCAAAC